AGTCTTCTGCTTGTTAGCATAAATCTTACTTCCTGCAGAGACGGCTAATTTAATCGCCGATAACCACATGATTTAGTACCAAGTTGCTTTTACAGGTTTTTTATCTGGTCTCATACGTCTTGTGCCTTTTACATCAACTGTTTGTGATGTAAACGGATCAGTCATTTCAACTGGAATCCCACCTTGTTGCTCGCCTTTTGCGTTAGCACCAAGTTCAGGTACAACTTTTACGTTGTCTCGACCATTTTTTTTATGTTTAACCATAGTTAACTCCTTAAGTTATGATTTATATCTATTTTTTCTTAAAGTTTCTACCGAAATCGTGAATTTTACTTGCATCAGCCATTTGTTGTTTAGCTAGAGACACACCAGCACGTAATCCAGCTAACTCTTCGTTCTGTTTAAGCTTAGCTTCTTGATTTTCTTGAGTCATCATTGCTCTCATTTTATCAAGGTCTAATCTTTCTTGTCCCTCTTGCTCTTTTCTAGCATTATCTCTTGCTTTTAAGTCAATTTCTCTAGCTTTTAACTTAACAAGTGGATCTCCACCAAATTCACCGCTAATTTTTTCTTCTTCTGCAACATAATCTTTAGTCATTTCTGCAACTAAGATAGCTTTTCTTGACTCAATAGCATTTGTTATCTCAACAACACGTTTTTGTTGTTGCATTATAGCTGGATTTTGCATCATTCCAGCTGCCATCGCAGGATTTTGAACTCCTGCAGCTTGCATTTGTTGTTGAATCATCTGTATTTCTTGTAATTCTTCTATAAATTCTAATTGTACTTGTTCTTGTGCCATTAAACTTATGTGTTCTAAAATATTTTTTTGTAAAATTGCTAAAACTGGTGGATTATTTTGCACCTGATTTAAACCCATAAAATGTAAATGCGCATCTATGTGAGCTTTATGGTCTTGGCCAGGAAAAGCTTGTATAGATTTTCCTGACATAGCCATAATATGTTCTAATGCAGGGTCCATCGGCATTGGTTGTGCCGGCGGAGGTAGGATTGCATTAACATTTTTAACACCTAACGCATCATACATAGATCTGTATGCTTGATACAAATTATGAATTTGAGGATTTGATTGCGCTAGTTGCAATTGAGATTGAGCTAAAGATATTCTTTGTGTCTGTGAGAAGATGTTTGGATCTGCTACAGGTAAAATATCTACTCTATCATCAAAATCTTGCATTTTAATTTCACGTCTAGCACCTGGTACATCATAAGGATACACTGGTGGTAGATATGTTTTGAATACTTCTGCTAATAATTTAAATTCTTGTTTTAATCCTACGTATAATCTTTTGTGTATGGCTGACATTACTCTTGAACCACGCTCTAATAATGCAACAGTTGTACCAACAGCAGCTGCTTGGTTCATATCTCCAACTTGTGAGTCTGCAATACTTGCAAATCTTTGACCTGCATTAACAACGATACCCATTAACTGAAGTAAAGTTGCATCAGGACCTTTGAAAGGTAAAGTCATAAATTGATCCCTAATGTTTCCACCAGGTGCATCTACATCTCTAAACTCTCCAGGTTGTAGAGGTTGTGCATCATCTCTAACTCTTATACCTCTAGATTTAAATCCAGCCGGTAGGTTTGCTAAAGTACCCGCATCAAGTAATTGTCTTAATGCTGCAGTAGCTGTTCTAGTCAAACCACCGATCATATGGATTAAACCAAAACCATAAAATCCTGTGCCAGGTAAAAATTTAAATTGCACGAAGTAATTTATTTTTTTCTTCAGTGGATCAGTTTGTTTATAGTTTCTTCTAATAGATAAAATTTTATTATTAGACTCTGCGATTGTAATAACGTACGGAAGTTTAATTCCAGTAGGTTCTCCATCTTCTCCTACGTCTTCATAACCCTCAAGATCTAAATTAGTATGCATCTCATACAAAGTATATTGATCCTCTTGGCCATCTTTAGAAATTCCTTCTAATTGTAATTTTTTATCTTCTAATTGATTTTCTGTAACAGGTGGTGAACCTAATTCTATGTCTCTATAAAAACCAGACACCTGTTGTTTTCTTAATTCATTTTCTGAAATTTTAATTACGTGAACGACTGCCTCTGCATCATCTAAAGAGTTTGCAGAATATGGCACGACTAAATCTTCAGCCGGTACAAATTTTGATACCGCCCTACCTAAAAGATCGTCGTAATAGACTTTCTTAAAGGTAGATCCGGAAAGAGGGAGGTAAAAAAGCATTTGATCAAACTCTGGCTCGTATTCCTTCATTTGATCCATGATCTGATAATTCATGAAATCTTTTACCCTTTTTGCTTGTTCTTCTTTTGGAACATCTATGTTACCCATTATCTGAGTTCTTACTGGTCCATCGGAAGGAAGCAATTCTTTGTAAGCCTGTGCTTGGAACTGTGTTACCGCTTCAGCTAGTACAGGGTGATTAACACCAGATGCACCTCTGAAAGGTTCTGTTCTTCTCTCATATTTAAAACCTAAAAGTTCTAAACCTTCTCTGTATGATTGTTCCCAATCACCACGTGATTCTTTGTATTCATTGTATTGATCTACTAACTTAGATCCTAATGGATCTAAAATTTGTTCTCCTAAAAATTCTGCAAGATTTTCAAAATGATCTTGACCACCTTCCATTGCTGCAACCTTTGGATCAAATGAAACTTCAGCACCACCTTCCTCTGTCATTTCTATTTCAACAGGTCCACCTTTTTCTTGAACTTCTTCTACTTTTTCTTTGATTTCTTCTTCGACCTCAACTGCTCCTGGAACTTCGACGGTCGTTTTTGTATTCGGTAATGGTTTATCTATTGTGGCCATTTGCTATTTTACCTTTTTTTAAATAATGATTCAACACCTGACTGATTGATATCAGGCATTCTTACTATTGTCAAATTAACCTCTCCACCATCAGCTTTTTTAGTAAAGTCCCTTAGATTTTCAATACCACCCATAATTCCTTCTTGCACATCTTTATCACCATCTACAGTAAATATCTCTTCTGCCTCTTGAAGGTCAGCACCACCTGTTTCCATATCTTTATCTATTTTAGCATATCCTTTAGAACCTTTATCTGTATCAAAATATATTTCTGCGCTGCCATCAGTTTGATTTACATCAACAGTGATATCAGGTCTATCAGGATGTTTGTAACTTTCAACTCTACCAGACTCACCAATTTTTTTTCCTTCTTTCATTACTTTATCAACAATCATTTCATAAATTTTCATGCCACCCTCACTAATAGATTCAATACCTTCTCGTACAGTTTCTGATTTAAGAGGTTTTGCAAATCTACCAACAAAGGGCATTGACGCAAAACCAGCTAACAATTGCATGAAAGTTCTTCTATCCATTATGCTCCTTCTCCAAATACACCGCCAAAGCTTTCGTATTGATCAGCTAAATAATCTGTTTTTTCTTGTTCAGTCATACCTAAAATTTTTTCTCTTTCATCTATTGCAGCTTTTATACCCATCTTACCTAAACCTAAAGCAGTAATACCAACACCAAGTGGTGTCATAGCAGCTGCCGCTCTTGGTATTGGATTTAATAAAAATCTTCCGGCTTTAGATAAAAGACCTGTTCCTGTTGGAGATGTTGCTGCTCTTTTAGCTAATTCTGGAAATAATAATTCTACACCAACCAAAGGATCTATTACTGCATCTGGAATACTTTTACCTTCTTCTAAATTTTCTTTTATGGTTAGCCCTGCAAAACCTGCTGCAGCTGTAGGACTACCTAATGTTTTTAATAAACCAGATAATAATTTACCTGCTCCTTTTCTAACTGTTTTATTTAGTAAAGGTGCTGATGCTACGGCAGCCGTGGGCATTGGATTATCTGCAGCCCAGTCAAGTAAGGTGGCTTGTGAAACTTTATCATCGGTTTTAGGATCGACGAAAGCGCCGATCTCATCGTTGTATTTAATTGGTGTTTCAGGTTCTGCGGCTTCTAAGGGAGTAAAAGCAGCATCAGCAATTTTTAAACCACTAACTCCTATTAAACCTAAAACAGCACCTTTACCTCCAAGCTTGATAGCATTTTTTAAAAATTTATTGGATAAAACTTCATTACCTTGTTTCGCAGCATTAACTGCTTTTTGTAATGGTTCAGACAAATTTTTAAATTGAGGATCTTTAAATCTTTCTGTAGCAACAAAAGTTTTTATAGCTCTTTGTGCCTTTTTATATAAAGAATCTTCTAGAGTAGCTTTAGGTTGAATAGTAATTATTTCTTCACCTTTAACTTTATAAGTTGATCCATCTAATCCAAATTTTTTATTTGCTTCTTTAATTATTTCATTAGCAGAAGCTACATATTCTTTTGCTTTTTCAGGACTTGATTGTTTTGCTAATTTTATTAGAGAAGAAACTTTAGTGTCAAAGGTAGGTCCTTTTACAAATTTATTCTGAATAGGATCCATAGCTGTTATTTTAGTTAAAGTTATTGGATCATTTATTACTGATGCCCTTGATATTCCTCCTAAATGTTCTTGTCCAAAATTAAAATTTCTTCCAAATAAATTTCTTATAGGATCAATTTGAGTTCTGTTTATATATCTATAATAACCATCTGCGTCTTTTATCGGATTTTTAGTTATAGGATCAATTTTAGGTATTAAGTTTTTTTCTTGTGCCTCTTTTAAAAGTTTAGTTAAAGCTGAATTATAATTTCTATTTAATCTCTGTGTAGTTGCTTCACCTATGGGTGCTCTTTCAGGTATATCTAAAGCTTTTCTAATGTCTCTTCTTATTCCTATCTCTCTTCCAACGTCTCCTCTCTGATTTAGTTCTCGAAACATACCATAAGGTTCAAAAATTCTTTGTCCTGTTAGTATGTCTCGACCACCTTTACTTCTTTTTACAAAATTAGGATATTTTTGAGAAGCATAATCTAAAACTTTTTCTTTAAAATTATCTACAGCTCCAATTTTATTTGAGGCATAAACTTTTTTGTAAGCTTCTTTATTTTTATCTATAAAATTTTTAATATCATTTAATGCACTTTTAGAATTTTTTATATTTTGTTTTAAAAACTGTTGTTCTATTTTTTCTAATTCAGGTCTTTTTGTAAGTCTAGATTTTAATGCACTTAAAGTAAGTCTTCTAATATCTTTTACATCTGATGGATTTTTTTTTAAAATATCATCAACAATTTCAGTTCTTGTTTTTCCTGATCTAATGTCTCTTTCTAAATCTTCATAAGTATAATTTTTTAGATATTTACTTTTAGCTTCGGATTGTTTAGCAGCAGTGGCAAGTCCTTTTCCTGAAGGGAGCTTCATGCCTCCTATCGCCTCTCGTAAAAAATTTTCTCGTATTAGAACTCCATACTTTTCTTGAAATAATTTTATTAAGTCAGCTCTAGTATATTTTTTTGTTTTTGCTAATTTCCTTAAAAAATTTATTCTCTCTTGTTTTATTTTATCTGATAATTTTTTAGGCATTATCTTTTCTCCACGAACATTGTAATTAAACCACCATCTGCTCTATAATCACTATGTACACCACCAGCACCACCGCCGTAAGGACCGCTAGATGGACCTGGTCCAGTGCCTCTAGGGTCTCTGTCAAGTCTTTCTTGTATGGCTCGAGTCTCTGCTCTTCTAGCTGCATCTCTAGCTGCTTTTTCTGCTTCCATTTGTTTTACTTTATCCACAGCTTTTTTTCTAGCTGCATCTATAACTTTTTGCTTTCCTCTTTGAAATACAAATTCTCCTAATCTAGTTCCAAGCAAACCTTTTAATCCAGTTAATACACCAAGGCCTGCTGTTTTAGTTGACATGTCATCGTCTTCTGTTGTTGGTCCACCTAGTATACCACCTAATCCTGTTGGCAAATCTTTTCCAATGATACCATCATCTGAAGGTCCACCTCTTGAAAATCCTACACGGCCACCGTCCGCCATATCTCTTGGATGTTTGCCAGTATTTTTAATAATCATCAACTCATCAAAAGTTTCATCACCATAAAGTTTAACACCTAATTCTTCTTCTAAAACACTTTGAACACCTTTTGGTGCCTCTTTTTTTGGAAGACCAGTTTCTCCTTCACCTTTTACAATTTTCTCAAAATCACCCATTGGGTCATCCTTCGATAAATTAAATTCATCTAAGCCTTGAGCTTTATCTATTTCTCTTTGGAAGAACTTCATGTTTTCATCTAGCTCTTTCATTTCTTTTCTCAACATAGCATCTTGCGTTTCTTTTAAATCAAATTTTGTTTTAATAGTTTCAATACCTTCTTGTGTGCCACCTATGATAGGTTTATCTGGATCCAGGGTTAAACCTTTTTGGTTTACAACCTTTGTTGTGTTCAAAGCTTTTTCTCTTGCTTCCATTTTAATTTTTAACAGATCAAGACCTTCAGGTTCTCTGTTCATCACAGATTTGTAACCTCTGACTAATCTGTCAAAAAATATTTTAAAATTTTTTTTGAAAGCATCTGCTTCTTTAAGACCGAATTCTAATAATTTCTTTTTACTCATCAGTAATATGTTCTCTCAACTCGAGGCAATGAATCTTCTTTTTCATCCTCCGGATGCGTTATGAACCCTCCCTGTCTAAAACGCATTATTGCTTGTGTTGTGCTGTCCACCAAATCATCATGATCACCATAAGGAAATGATGCACATTCTTCTATAACCTCTTCTGCGAATTTTTCATCGGGCGCCCAAATTTGGCCACTTTCAAACAGCGGCGCAACAGCGTTCACTCTAGCGTGTTTATCTTGGCCTTTGCTAGGTGTATAGTTTATAACAGGAATGCCCATTTTTCTCAACTCATAAGTTAATGGCATACCAGATGCCTTTGCCTCCACGATCACCGTTTCAGGATTCCAATACCGATATTGATTCCAAGCTTCTTTCTTTAACTCTGGAAACTCTAATCTTTCTTTAAATGCATCTAATAATATTAGATTAGCTGGTGAGTCTTGGTTTGGATAAAAAACTCCCCAGGTAGTAATTGCACTGTAATCTGATGTTTCTTTTTTTAAAAAGGCTGTGTCATAGCTTTGTATAATATGTTGCAACGGTGGTATGTAACCTTTATCCCAAACTTGCCACCATTCACGTTTGATGAGTGACCCTTCCTCTGCCGTTGGATTTTGCATCCATTGCGCGTTCCACTTACCTAAACTTAAACTGGCTTTGACAGATTCTAATTCATCTAGTTTCCAATATTGTGGCCACACTGGTTTATTACTTGGTAGTATCGCTGGAAACTCTATAACTTCCCACTGATCTGATTTTATTTCTTTTTGAGATTTTAATAACATACCAGTTAAATCTTTCATATTCCATCTTGTCATAACGACAACGATAGCTCCACCTGGTTGTAAACGCTGACGAGGACCTGATGTATACCATTCATAAGCTCGCTCTAGTGCTTGTACGTTCAGCGCGTCTTGTTCCGAGTGTGGGTCGTCTATAATTAGTAGATCCGCTCCACGGCCCGTGATCGCCGATCCGACACCCGCTGCGTAGTATTCACCACCTTGTTCAGTTTCCCATTTGCCCGCGGCCTGCGAATCTTCTCTTAGTCTTGTTTTAAACACCTGCTGATATTCAGGGCTATCAATTAATAGTTTTGCTTTACGACCAAAGCGGATCGCGAGTTCTGTTGTGTGGGTCGTTTGTATAATTTTAAGGTCAGGCTTTCGTCCTACCATCCAAGAGGGTAGAAGATAGGACGCAAACTCTGATTTAGTATGCCTCGGTGGCATATTAATAATTAATCTTTTGATCTCACCTTTCGCAAGCTTATTAAATTTTTCAGAAATTTTTTTGTGATGTTTTCCCTCAATAAACTCTGGCCAGACATGACGAACAAAAGCCAAAAAATCTTTGTGAATCTTT